CAATAATCTTCGGATCTTGCATCGCTGACATGTGGACAGTGATATGCGCTTGGTGGTCTTGATACAGGAACGCTTTGACCGGCTTCATCATTAAGATGTTTTGGTTCTCGGTTACTGGATCGGTCGGTTTCTGATCCTCATCCATCGGGATCAACTTCTGTGCATCTTTTATACCCAGCACGTCTAGCATCTGACGGTGTAACAACGGCATGTTGTACAGCTGGGGCGATTGCATTGCTAACTGTAAGACTGCTTGATACTGGACAATTTTTTGCGCCATTGTCGAAGCATTTGGGTCACTGACAGGGATAACATCCACGTCCGTATAATCTGACTTCTTAGCCTTTCGGCTTCCTTCACTGGGTTCATAGCTGTAATCCTCTGGGGTATAGTCGGCAATAATTTTTTTCAACAAACCCAATTCTTGTTTCATTGAGTAGTGAACACGCGCCTGAACAGCCGACATGACTTTCAGGGTTCTTTCCAATATAGCAAGTGTCGTACCAACTGGAGCATTGGCAGACATATCACTAATCTGTAAGTCAGCCGTATTAGCAAACCTACGACCTTCCTCTACTATCTGGTTCATCAGCGCCAAGAGAACTTGTGACGGTTCTTTGTAAGGCAGTGGTAAGAGGTTATCTTTAATAGAGCCAGACGGTACATCCACGTCACGGAACTCGCCCGGTGCAATCGGCGTATCGTCGCCCTTAATTCTTAAGCCACGAGCTTTAAAACCTGCTGGAAGATTTGACAAACTACCGGCATCAACCAACTGACGAATGAGTGAAGTACCTGATTTAGCAAAGGCGCCGACCAAATGAATAAGCCCAAAACAATAGAACCCAAACCCCGGTACATACCCGTAGTGAACCAAGTGCTGACGTTTCTTATAAGTTTCATCTTCGGGATCCCAGTTGCGTCTAACAGCTAAGACTGTGTTGCTACCTTTCTCAATAGTCACAATATATGGCAAGGCAATACCCGTCTCCTCGCCGTCTTCATCTTTATGTTCATAGCCCGGCAAGTCCAGATCAACTTGCATCTCAACTAATTTGTAACGCTCATCAGACGTAGCGCGGAAGCCCAGCTTCTCGGCAATCTTTTTCTCAACTTCGTCTAACTGATTGTTTGGTTCGCCCAAATCTACGTCACGATAAAACCCAGACACTTGCAGACGGCGCAGCTCGTTCTCAGTCTTACGCATTACATGCGATACACGAGGGGAAGTCTCTAAGTTAGCCGCACCATAGGGCACAACAATATCTTCAGCCGGTACAAATATGGACGCTTGTCTATCCAAGTTAGGATCAAAATAAACTTTCTTAAACGCATTACCCGCAAGACCCAAGCCCCACAACATGCGCTCATGCTCAGGGCGATACTCATTCATCACATCCATCAACTGATAGTTCATATCGTCTTGAACACGCTGAGCGGCGTCTTTTTTCTCTGGGGTTTCCCGACCAATAATCTGAGTTTTAACTGGACCCGAGGCAGGGAATGTGGACATCATTGTTTCAGACTGGAACTTAACAAGTGCTTCAGCAAGCAGTGGGTGGTACACGCCACATGCGCCGGGCCAAGGCTCCATCCTTTCTTCTATCTTCAGACCAAGTAACTCTAGACCATCTACATAAGTCTGCATCCAATCTTTACGGCTAGAGATATCGTCATCAAAATCAGACATCAATTCACTGGCAAGTGACTGTAGCGCCGTCTCATCCATCTCCTCGGCTAAGTTCATGTTGAACTCATCTTCATCAACGCCGGGTTCTATATCAAGAATGGGTTGCCCATCTATCCCAATATGCACAGCTTTAGGATCTTCAATTTCAATTTCCAGTGCAGGTTCATCTGAAGGAATTAAACTCTCCAGGCCTTCCGGTGCTTGGGATAAACTTTTCTCGATAGCCATATTAAATCCTTAATAGTATGCCGCACGTCTGCGTCTAAATTCTTTAATCTCATCTGGCTCGTCCGATGCCAAACGAATAAACCCACCACGTCTAAATCTCATTAACGCTTGTGATGTAGAGTCCACCAAGTCGTCATGCTCTCCTGATGGAAAACTAGCCACTTCCTCAACCAACTCTTCCGCCCAATGCGTATTAGGAACCCAGACATGCCCCGATGCAAATATATCTGCAACTGAGTTTAGCCGTGCAATCTTGTCATTACCTCGACTCGGCGTATACTCCTGTACCGGTATCCCCATCGCTCTGAGTTCAAACACCAACGGAGTCCCGGAAGCTTTTGCTTCAATGATTAAGGCATCAGGATCCCATTCTTTATACTCATCAAACGCTCGCTTTTTCAGTTCAGGAAACTCCATGCGCTGTTTAAACGAGTTCAATAAGATAATATTAGCCTGATTTACCCCTGAATCGTCAGGTTGGTAAAAAACTCCCCACGTTGTACACGCAGAATAGTCCGATCTTTCTGTTTTTAGGAACGCCGTATCCCACGATTGAATAAGAAACTCGCAAAAAGGCGGGTCTTCATGCTCCCAAATCTTCCACCATTCCCGCTTAATGATTGCAGAAACATCAGAAGTTGGCTGTTGCATGTACTGCGCCATCCATTTTCCGTTAGGAAGTTCGGTTCTAAGCGCTTCAAGTTCCTTTATTGACCAAAATTCAGGCCAAAGTGGTCGTCCACTAGGCAAAATCGCAGGAAATTCAATTACTTCCCATTCTTCACCGCTACGTTGTGCCGCTGCTTTGACTACTTGGCCTGTTAAATCCCGTTTTGACCACCGTGTCATCACTATAACGATGGCTCCGCCCGGCTGGAGACGCTGCCGAGGCCCTGATGTGTACCATTCGTAGGTTTTTTCGTAGACTTCTGGGTTAGTTTCCGCCAGTGTCGCTTCTTGTTCCGAGTGCGGGTCGTCGATAATTAATAAGTCAGCGCCTTTACCAGTAACAGCACCACCAACCCCAATAGCAAAATAGTCACCTCCCTTGTTGGTGGCCCATCGACCCGCTGCCTTCGAATCTGTTTGCAACGCAACATCAGGGAATATGTCTTTATAAACATCAGAGTCTACCAAGTTACGAACTTTACGACCAAAACCCACAGCAAGTTCAGCAGTGTGGGACGTTTGAATAATCTTTTTTCCGGGGTACTTACCTAAAAACCATGCTGGTAGTAGATAAGACGCAAACTCAGACTTGGTATGACGGGGTGGCATGTTAATAATAAGCCGTTTAAGTTCCCCTCGTGCCACCTTTTCAAAAGCAGCTGCCATCTTTCTGTGGTGCGCCCCATGAATAAAATTAGGCCAGACGTAATTCACATACGTCATAAAGTCATCTCTTGCCTGTGAAGTGGTTTGTAGTTCTTCACGTTCGGCAATGAGTTTACCGACCTTTGCCCTAATCTCAGGAGGAAGCAAATGTTTATTTGCTTTAAGTTGTTCTAGTCTTTCAGGACTCAGCATCGTCTAGCTCTAAGTCTTCCGGATCAATCACAATATCCCCTAAGTCGTCATCGTCCAGTGCCAGCAAGCTATCTAGCTCTTTTGTGGTTTCCGGTTCTACGATTTCGATAGGACCCATATACTTCTCAAGCATTTGATCCAATTCATTATCAATCTGGTCTATTGTGCGGTGCGTCACGTTAACTTCTAAGCGTTCACTAAATAACCCAACCCCTGCGGTTTTACCAAGCAGTTCCAGTGCTTTAAGTCGCACCTTGGGATCTTCGTCTGTAGTTTCTATAAGAAGTTTATTTGTTACGTATGAACGCAACCGTACTGCACTGTTTAGCAAGTCTCGGTCGTACTCGCTTAGTATGGCATCTAAATGCAGTAATGCACCTGCATTACTTTCGGTAACTTTTATCTTCTCTGTGGACAAACTAGATCGAGCCGTAGCCCTATCTGCCTCGTCAATTTCGACTTCGGCACCCATGCTGATTAATTCTTTGATTGTCTCTACTGCGGCTTTAGCTCGGTCACGAAACTGCTCCACTTCTTCCGGCGTAGTGTCGAAAGGCAATGGGATATTTGATTCCGGTGTAACAACAATAGGCATAGGTTTGTAGCGGTTTGTGGCTCCAATTGGTTGGAGTATACATTAAGTTTAATTTTTTGTAACTATATATGCCGTGTTTGTATGGTACCTAGAAGGATAGGGGGGGGCTAAGTATCATAAATGTTGCGTTAAGCGGGGTTTTGTACCATATGGGATACATTTTGTAATTTTTTATATAGGGGATGGGG